TCACCGGATCGGCCTTACTTTTTTGCCGACTTTGTGCCGGATGTAGTCGGCTGTCATCGCCTCCGTCGCGTGTCCAAGAATTGACTGCGCGGCCTTGGTTCCGGCTTTGTCATCGGTGGCCGTCGCTACCTTTGCGCGGAAGTCCCGGAACTGGAAAACATCCTTTTCGATCCCCGCAGCCTCGCGGGCCTTGTCGAATCTGTAGCGCAGCGCGTCCTTGCGCAGTGTCTCGCCGTTCTCGTTGACCAGCAGTGTCAGCGAATGCACCGGCTTACCTCGCTTAAATTCCCTGATTTCCTCAAGCAAGACCTCCAGATCACCGGATACCTCAATCCTTAGCTTGGCCTTGGTCTTGCCTTGTTCGACGTGTAGCAGGCCATCCCGCACGTCTGTCTCACTCATGCGCAGAACATCCCCCGGCCTCTGCCCCACAATGTCGGCCAGGCGCATCGCAAAGATCAGCGGCTGGTCGGCGTGCGCCTTGACCAACTCAACAAGCGCGCTATCTGGCGCGGCGTCCCGGCCATCTTCCTTGAAGCCGTTAACGCCGGTACATGGGTTCGGCATGGCGGTAAACCCTTCTTCGCGGGCATAGTTCCACATATGCGAGAAAAGAGCCTTGGCGCGGTTTGCCCGCACTTGCCCGTGCGTGCTTTTGATCTTAATGGGTGCTTGCTTTTTCTCGACTCTGGCGACATTGCGCAGCTCTGCCGCCTTTTTGGCCTCTGCCGCCCGCCAGCGCATGAACTGCCGGATGTGTTGCGGCTCGACGGCATCCAGCGGGGCGGGTGGATCATTGAAGAATTTCAGCAGCCATGCCTTTTCCTGCTCGTTGTCCTTTCGCGTCAGCGGCGCCTTGTTCGGCACGACCTCAAGGAAATAGCGATTCAAGGCGTAAGCGACGGTAATCACGCCGTCCGCTGGCTTTTTCGAGCCGGTGAGTTCGCCCCACTTTTGCACGGCCATCACGTAATCACTGCCCAAAGGAATCTCGCGCCGGGGCTTTTCTCCGGTATCGAGGTAATAGTGGATCAGCTTGCCACGCGGGCGGGCGCGCATCCCTTTGGGTAGATTGTTCCAGCGGCTCGGTTTTCTGCCCATGTCAGGCTCCAACTAGGCGGGGTTTCCAGGATTGCGGAACAGCCTGCAAGGGTGCGCGCTGATCCACAGTGCTACGCAACACGACGGGATGGCCGGTTGCGTTCACCCTGAATGCTAAACCTTCCTTACGCAGCCATGCAATCTGGTGTGATTTCAACTTGCGGCCAGTCAGACGCATCAGCTCGGCGTCCTCAAGAAACAGGCTGTCGCTCATGCCACACCTCGCAAAAACACCTCGACCATAGCCCGCTGCCGACACCGTGCAAGCGTCCAGCCCGTCCGGTCCTGAATCAGCCGCTGTAGAACTGCGTCAATCTGCTGCCGTGTTGGCGAACCGCACTGATCAGCCGTAGCCTGCGACTTGCGGCAAGCCTTTTTTCTGGATTGCTCGCTCATGGTGTCTCGGCTCCTTGATCTTGCCCCGTGGGTGCGGCACGGCGGGCATCTCGCACGGTTTGAATAAAACCCAAGTCTTTCCCGCAACTACGGCATATCGCGCTGCAAGCTCTGTTCTCAAAATATTCAACGTGTTTGCAGCGGTATTTGCGCCATGAGTCAATCGCCCATACTGCCGCTAAAGCCAAGCCAACCAGCCCGCCAGCGGCAATCCCAACAATGTCGCCAAGGGTGATAAAAATCTGCATCACTCCCCCTCCTGTTGACCGATAGCGGCGGCAGCGCGGACTATTGCGCGGCGGGTTGCTGCTTCGATTCCGCCGTACTTGTGGGCCTCGCACGCCTGCCACATTTGATCTGGACGACGCGCAGCGGTCCCGTATCCGTTGTCGATGTGGATTTGCAATTTGACAGCCACTGCAAGCTGTAGCGCGTGGGCGTCATCCTCAAGTGGGTGCCACCAGCCGTGACGGGCCTTGTAAACGCCGTCAGCGTCCGAGTACACGACCGGCTGGGCCAACTCAATGCCCGCAGCCTTAGCCGCCCACTCCAAAAGCTCGCGGTCAGTCATGATTTCTCCTTGTCAGCGCTGGCAGGATTGGCGGGGGTGATGTTGTGGGCTTGTTTCATTTGGCCGGTGGCAAGCACGTCACCGCGTGCAGGCTCGACTATCCGTTTCACTGCAAACCCCACCGGCTTACCGTCTTCGCTGACAATGACCATGTGATGCGTCAGCCCGCAGTCGCAGCATGAGAACGCGAAAGGCTTGGTGGATTCCAATGTGATGCCTTCGCAGTCGATTAGTTGTTCGGTTTTCATGGGAGCCCTTCACGCGACGGGGTTGTGGAACGGCGGCTTTGGGGCGCCAGCCGCAGGGTTTGGGCGTCTTACTCCATCCAGACCGGCCACCCAGCCACCTTGTTCGGGGGCGGGGTTTGTGGTGGCCATGCCCAAAGGCGGATCGCACTGCTCGGCTAAGCGGACGCAGCCCACGGCGGCACAGCGGCGCTTTTCTGCGCAGTTGGTGCAGCGAATTGGCCCGTCGCAGTCGGCTATTGCGCGAGAGACTTGGGCCAGCTTGGATTTCCTGCGCTGCTGCTGCCATCCGATGGCGTAACCGATAGCAAGGCCGCAGATTAGCCCGAGAAAAAGATAGGGTGCGTTCATGCTGCACCGCCTTTCTGTTCAGTGGATGTGCTTGTCGCAAGCATTCGATGCGCTGCGGCAGTTGGTTGAAAATTGATGCATTCCAACAGCCCACGCTGCGCCCAATTCACCAAAACCTCGTAGTCGGTTTCAGTCTCTCCACAGTCTGCAAAATCTTCAAGGGTTTGCTGGAACAGTGCCAGCTCATCGCCGCTAAGCTCCACCCTTTGCACGCGGTCACATTCGCCACTGTCAGAATGAAAAGAATCCGGTCGCGCATCCATCACCACCGCCCCACCAGCATCAGCAGCGATAAGCCTCAGAACGTAGCGCGCCTGTTCCGACTCGATGACGCTGCACTTTTTGTAAACCAGAATCGGCGTGCCCGTTGAAATATCAAGGCCCCAATCCGCCCCACCAGCACCAACGGGAGAGGTGGCGAATAGTTCTTCGCGCAGGAACCGAAGTTGCTGCTCAAGCGCATCCAGACCGGCGACATTTTCAAACCGGATGCGCACGCACATATCCTCGGGATTGAGAATTTTGCGCGGCTCCAGATTCCGAGAGTCACCGACAGCGCGCCCCGCCTTTTCTTCCTCGGTGGCTATGCTGATGATCAACTCTGCTGGATGGTCGCCAGTGTGGTTCAGTATGTACTGGCCTGTGCCCAAATTCGCATAGCCGCGATACTCAGGAGCCAATACCCGGCCCGGCTCCGCAGGCGAAGCAACCGACACACTTTGCATATAGAGCTTTCCTTGATCGTCGTAATGATTCCAATGGCCCTCCCCGTGCTGCTCCCAGCGCCCTTTTTCGCCGGAGTCTTCTGAAGCAACCGGCACACGGATGGCTGCGATCAGTGCCCGGACTTGCGGAGCGCTGAAATACTCAGCCAGATTTGGTGAAGGCGTTGTCATGGCTGGCTTGGGCCACACGATTCCATCCTCATCCGGACCAAACCAGACAGGTGCCGCCACCTCCAGCGGGCGGGCAAGCTCGGCGCGGAGTGATTCCAGCTCTTTGCGCTGGGCAAAAATAATTTGGTCATCAATCGACATTGGCGAGTCTGAGCCTGACCGCGCAAATTTGATGACCTTGACTAAATGATCGCAGCCTGGAATCGGAATTGCGATAGAGTCTGCCGCCTGGTTGGTTGATGTGGTCATGGCGTTTCCTTCGTTGGTTGTGGGGTGAGGGCGGCGCTGGCAGTGGCGAACACGGCGTCCAAGCACCCTTCGCGGTCGTCAGATCGGTAGTTGTCGTCTTTGTCGGGGTCGGTGCACTCGGCAACATCCTCCAAAGCCGCCCGCAGCCGCTCTATCTCGGCCCGCTGCGATTGGGTGGTGGCGTCATGCTCGGCAAGGACCAGCCGAATAATTGCTGCCAACGATGTGACAGAAAGTTTCGCACCCGTATCGCAAGCCCGCAAAACTTCCTCAAGTCCCGCCCGAACCGATGGCTCTGCTTGTGTGTTCATGGTTGTTCCTTGTTCTTGACGTAGTTCAAATTCAGCAGAAACAGGAGCGACCACAGGCTGTGCCACGAGTGGCTCATGTAATACAACCCCAGCAGACAAAGTGCCGTCACCACGAGCGTTACGGCGTTTTCAGCGTGATAGTTCATTTCTGCTCCTTGTTGTCGTTCAATTCACCAGCCTCAAAGTTCTGCACAAGCTGTTCTGGCTCTGCTTGGCCGCTGTTGATGCATTCCAACAACTGCAAAACCCGGTCGTTTGTAGGCGGCTGTTCGCCGTGCTTATGGCTTACTGCCTGGATTCGCTCTCTGTGATTGATCTGCATACAAAACTCCTGGTTTATTTGGCCGCGTGTTTTGCGTGGCCGCGTGCATTAATGACCTACGCTGGCACGTCCTCAAACACCTCGGCGCGCACGGTCTGGAACGTCAGGCGGGCACGGCGCGCTTCCAGTTTTCGTTTCTTCTGATCCGTCGCACGGTCGCTGGGTTCACCCCGAAACTCCGCGCCAATACTGGGGCGACTTCATTGCTCGATAAAACCAGGGCAACATCAGATTCGCTCAACTTGCAGTTTGGGTTTTTTGTTCTAGCCAAACTTCTCTTCTTTTGAACCATGTCTGCCATGTTGTCGGAATTGGTCCCCAAGAAAAGATGGCTTGGGTTGACGCAGCCCGGTGTATCGCATCGATGTAATACGCCAAGCCCGTCCGGGATAGGGCCATTTGCCAGCTCCCATGAGACACGGTGCGCCTTGCCTTGTGTGCCAACGCCAAGCTGAAATACTCCGTATCCACGACGACTGATCGCGCCAGTCCAAAGCCAGCAGCCGGACGCTTCGTCAACGCAATACTTCGCGGAAAATCGCTCGGCTGTATTTGGGCGTTCACGCAGTGGATCGCCGTAGCGCAGGTATCGTGTGTAGTGCTTCTGGCAAAGCGATTTTCTAAGTTTGCCTGTTGTTTCACACCCATCAACGGAGCAGCAATTCATACGAATTCCTCCTGTCTATTTGTCGCAAACGTCAGTCTCCTGTGAACCATTCGAACAGCAGAAACGTCCTTTTTGCAGTAGTCGGCTACTTCTGCAATGCGCCCAGCCTTGACCGCATCCCAAACCGTAGCGCCAGTAATATCGCCCTTGGGTGACTGGATGCCCAGCGCCTTGCACAGCTTGTCCAGGCTGATGCGATTTCCGACACCGGCCCACTGGACCATCGTGTCGAACACCTTGTCTGTCTCCCACGGCTTAGCCTGCGATGCGCGGGAAATCACGCCATGCGGACGGATGCCTTTGACAATCGAGCGTTGCACCATAAAACGCAGGTCAAAGCTGGCGACGTTGTGGCCGATCACGGTAATGGAGCGTTCGGCAGACGGTGAAATCGCATCACCCAAAGCGATGTAGAAGTCTTCCAGCAGCTCGCGCTCGCAGTCGGGACGGTTCCACTCTGCCGACCAGACGGTTCGCGGGGCGTCGTTGTCAACAGCGAAGCCGATAACGCAAATCTGGCCGTAAGCACCATCTAGGCCGGTTTTGCGGTAAGCGGCGTCAACATCCGCATCAAAGGCGTCACGCAGGGCCTGTGCCTTTTGCTGGCCCTCGTTGCTCAGCCATGCCGCGATCTTGTCAGCGTCCTTGTAATTTCCAGGGGCGCGGATTGCTTCAATGTCGGCGGAAAGCTGGGTCTGCTTGCTTTCGCGTATTTCCTCCAGCACGTCCGTGCGCTGGGCTGGGATGGTTTCAATGTCAATGGTCAGGTGTTCTTGCATGATGATTCCTTAGTAGCCGCCGTGGCCTTGGTTGTCGTCGTTGTTGGGTTTACCGCCAAGCATCTGCATTTCACTGGCAACAATGTCGGTTGAATACTTTTCAACACCGTCTTTGTCGGTGTACTTGCGGGTTTTGATCTTCCCTTCTACGTAGACTGGCGAGCCTTTCTTAAGGTACTGCCCGACCACCTCGGCCAACTTGCCGAAAAAGCTGACCCGGTGCCATTCGGTCTCTTCGACCATCTCGCCGGCCTTGTTCTTGTACTTGCTGCTGGTGGCAACAGTGATGTTCGCCACAGCGTCACCGCTGGGCAGGTAGCGCATTTCGGGATCTTTGCCCAAGTTGCCGACGATGATTGCTTTGTTGATTGATGCCATTACGCTGTTTCCTTCGGCCATTCGGCGGTGAGTTTGGTTTGTGTTTTTGCATCAAGCAGCGTCCATACGCTGTCAAGAAGCGGCTTGTCCCATCCGGCCATTGCAATCGCAGCGCCAGCGGCATCGCCAGCAGCAACGCCGATAGTGATTCGATTGGCGCGGGCCTTGGGACTCATGTCCATTTCAGGCTCTGCCGCCTTTTTGACCGGAGTTTTTGCTGCCGCTGGCTTGTTGCTGGCTGCGTTGCCGTCATCGTCTTCAGGGGCGATTCCGCAGGCCGTGGTGAGGCTGTAGCGGCGCGCATAGGTCAAGGCGCTGCCATACCCCTGCGGGTCTTGCTTGCTTGCTGGAACGTGCAACTTCCCGCAGCGGATGGTTTCGCCAGACTCGTGCAGAAATACGGTTTCCACCGTCACGCCGCTGGCGTCCTCGAAAGTTTCCTGTATGAACGCGATACCGTTGGCAAGCAGCGCGTCCTCCACAGCGTCAATGCACGCGCCCAAATCCGCGTACTTGCTGCGAAACGCCGGGTTGTTTTTTTCCTTCAAGGCTGGGCCGAACTGCCGCTTTGCCTTCACGAAAGCCATTGCGATTTTTGGCGCTGGATGGCTCGATTGATTGTTGTCCATAGTTTTCTCCTTGATATTCACCAGATAAATCAGCCCGCTCTTGCAGGTCAAAAACAAGTTCTTTGATGCGGCTCATGTCATCGCCTCCCCGATTTCAGCGGCGGCGCGGACTATGGCGCGGCGGGTGGCGGCGAAGCGGTCAGCGCCAGCCTTGTACCACTCGACGTACACCGGGTCATTTCCGTCCTGAATCCAAATTTCCACCATGCCCCAGAGAGTGGCGTCGGGAGGAGCTTGCGCAATTTCTGGGTTATCGAACGGGGCGAAGTCCTTGATGGTGAAGCGTTTCAAAACAGCTAACCTCATCGCCTCACCATCGTTTTCCAACGGGTTCCACATCATTGAAGGTGTGACCATGTGCCCAAGGTTGCGGACGTAGTCATAGTCCCAATGTCCGCGCCCAATCCCCGCAGCCTTAGCCGCCAGCTCCAAAAGTTCGCGGTCGGTGCTCATGTCATCGCCTCCACAGCAGCAACAGCCGCCGCAAAACAAAGCGCCACTCCAAAAACAGCGGTGCAAATCTTGCCCAGCTCGTTGAGCTTGTCCCACAGGTTGCCAACCCAATCAAGCACCCGGTGCAGCCTGCTCGGTCCGGTGTAAACGTCGATGTGCAGCGCCTGGTTCGGCTCCCAGAAGTGGCGGGCTGCGATGTCTTGCGGTGTTTCGAGTTCTGCTTGCTCGAAGTGACAGAACGTAGGGCTGCAATTCGCGGGGTTGGGGCAGGCGTTGCAGGTCATGGCTTCACCGCCAGTCCGCGCCATGATTTTGGGATGTGCCCGCCAAGTCGGCCCGGAAGTCTTGGGTATTCTGGCCTTGCGTCTTGCAAATAAATCTGACCGGAATGCCAGTGCAAACCGTCAAAATAGTTGTAATAAACGATGCAGGAATCTTCATAATCCCATTCCGCTTCGTATACGCCATCACGCACAGGTTTCACACCCCCCGGAAACCACGGCGTCAATTTCTGTTTCTTGCTCATTGCAGATCCTCCTTTTTCATCGGCAGACCGACCCAGCGATCCCCAAGCATCAGCACAGAGCGAAGCCATGCGCGACGATTGGCCTTGTTGATGTGAAGCGGCGCAAGCTCGTATGAGTACAGGCGAACAGCGCGGCGTTTGAGTTGAATGTTCATGCTGATAGTCCAATCACAAGGTAAGTGGCGAGCAGTACGCCGATGGTTATTGCCAAAATCCAGCCCGCAACGTCCTCCCATAGCGGCCTTGTGGTGCGGTAGTGGGTGCGGTTCATGGCTTGGCCTCTGTTGCTTTCTTGTAAGCTGCTACCCCGGCGTTAAACAGTTCGTCATCGCCTTCCCATCCGCCAGATGCCTCCATGCCGACAAGAATGTTGTTCAGCGCTTCCAGCAAGTCAGGCGCAGCATTGCGGATTCGCTCATGCATTGCTATCGCATCCTGTGCAAATGCACGGCTTACATCGCTCTGCGCATCGCCAAACTTAAACCAGCCATGCTTTTCGTTGAGGGCATGAACTTGATCGTCCGTAAGGAATCGCTCGTTTTGCGCGCTCATAGCCGCCACCCCCCAAGCCGCGCAGCCTCAGACCACTGCTGCTCAAGCTTCACGGCGCGATCCTGGCTGTCCTTTGCTGGGCCGCCGCTTTGCTTGTAGCGAAGATTTGCCAGATCGGCCTCGATGCAGTCGGCTTCGGTAGCCAGCACTGGCAGGCCGTCGCAAACCTGTTCTATGGCATCCGCGTATTTCTGTGCTTTGGCTTCGGACTGCGTCCAGTCGCCATAAAGGCGCGCGCCGCCGATGTATGCCTTAACGCGGTATTCGGTTCCCGATTCATCCGTCACGGACTCGACAAATACTGAATTCTTCATACCGCCTCCGGATATTTTTTGTCGAAAGCAGTGCGCCCGATGGCTTGGCACTCTTCGACGAAATCCCAAACGGCGTCAACAAGGTGCTCCCTGCCGTACAGGTCATCTCCATACTTGAGGGTTTCAAAGTCCCAGCGCTTGTCGATAGCGCGCCGTGCCAGCCGGACAAGCTCAGCTTCTGGCACCCCGCCACCATCCCCACCGGCCAAATGATCTTTTTGCATTTGCTGCTCCTTGTTAGGCGGTGACTGCTTCGCATTCGGCGCACAACTCGCGGAGGCGTTTCGCCTGCGCATCCCCCGCCGCATCCCCCGCCGCATCCCACGCCGCAGCCCCCGCCGCAGCCCACGCCGCAGCCCACGCCGCATCCCACGCCGCAGCCCACGCCGCAGCCCTCGCCGCAGCCCTCGCCGCAGCCCTCGCCGCAGCCCTCGCCGCAGCCCCCGCCGCAGCCCACGCCGCAGCCCTCTCGGCCTCAGTGGCTTCGCCATTTGCAAAGCGTTCGGCAACGTCCAGTGCATCAAGGCTGCGCTGATCTGTCATCAGGTGTTGAACCTGCCGGGCGCACCAAACGCCAAATAGGCGGATTTCGCGCTCGCGGCCTTTGACGGCTTGCAGGCACCACAACGCATCGTCCAGCCCATTGCTATCAAGAATCGTGACGATGCTTAGCGGATCGTCGTCGGCTTTTGTTTTGCCAAGATGTGCCAGCAGCTTTGTCCAGCCTTCATGGCAAGGCGACTTGGCGCGGATTTCGTTCAATGTCGTTTTCATGCTTTTCTCCTTAGTTCAATCACATCCACAAGGCTCTAGGCCCACTACAAAAGTGATGGGTAGGCGTTACTCGGTGCATGAATAGTTTTGCGGGCAAGCGGTACGGCCTGCACACTGCTTCGGGGCATGGCAGAACGTTGGCGTCTTGCCGTGGAGGGGATGCTCGAAGCGCCACACAACCGGCTCGGCGGGATATGGCAGTGGCTTCATGTCGAAGTTTTGGTATTTGCCGCCACCAACAGTTTTGCCCGTGAGCTTTTCCGCAATCGCTTTTGCGTCGTACTCACTTTGGCCCTGTGAGCAGGCTTGGCTACCGTCTGTAAAAGTTATCCAAAATGTCTGCATGCTCATTTCTCCAAGTAGTTAGTAAATCCACACCAAAACTCCAAAGCGCAAGCCCGTTGCGCTGAGGGGTTTAGGCGACAAGCTTTTCAACAATGTCAAAGCCGGTCTGACGGCCCGTGACGTATTGACCGTGATCAGAGAAAGAGGCGATGCGGTTGTGCGCTCCGTCCGCGTCCAAGATGTCGCCAAAGAACCGGCCGTCGTCGTCCTGCCCCCTGATCAGAACGCTGCCGCCGAAGCGGGTCTTGTAGGTGTTGCCGATTTCGAGTTGCATCACGTTTCTCCGTTAGTTGACTTACTCACCACCTCAATCAGCGCGGAACTTGTTCCTAAGACCTCCCTGCTCCATCGTTGGGGTTAGCGCCGTATCGGTTGCGCTAGGTCTTTTGCTTTTTTGAAGTGATGGGGTTACTGTAATCCCATGAATGGGACGTGTCAATCCCAATCGTGGGATTCCGACGAACGGTAGGGGTTATTGAAACGCGCACAAAAAAGCCCGCTCAAGGCGGGCCGCTGTTGGTGGGTTGGTGGCTGGCGGTGCGGTTAGCTGCCAGCGATCAGGCTGGATTGTGTGCCGTCTGCAAGCGTGTGCAGCTTGTAGAGGATTCTGGAGGTGACGGCAGCGGCCATGATTGGGTCGCGGGCGTATTCCCCAGATATTCCCATTGCGTGCTTCTTAATGCCAAGCCGAACGGCGAACAGAAACCCCTTGATTTCCCCTCGCCTGGCTTGCTCAAGCAGGCCCTCTAGTGTCTCAATTGTCTCTCTATTTGCGTACTCGACTAGTTTTGTGACCGACATTTGAATCCTTGGGTTTTGGTCGAGCCAACCCCCCAAAAGTCCCAAGGTTCGCGCCTTTTGTCGGTTTAGGCTCGGGCTGCGATGAAACAAGCAATACCTTCTTAGTATTTTTTGCAGCGAATTCATCTTGCACCGTTTTGGGGCTTTGTCCTACAGGTAGTTCTACGGATGTGTGGTTTTGGCTCACTTGATGCGGCGCAGACACAAGCTGTTTGATTTGGTCTATCAATCTCATGTCGGCAATCACAGGGGGAGAGGCTGGGTTTAAGTCCTCAACCAGTAGCTGCCACGGCTGCAGCCCGAAAACCTCAGCAATCTCGCCAATGGTCTCAATGTCGGTCTTTCCGCCCAATCTTACCCGCCCGATCTTGCCGTTGCTTAGGCGACCGCAGCTGACCTGAACAATTTTCAGGTTTGTTTCCAGGCGTGGCGTGGCCTTCATTAGTTTATTGAGGTTGGCGGCAAGAATTTCGCTGGGGCGCATCCTGAAATTCTGCCGAATCCCTAGTCCCGCGAATGGGATTGACAAAATCCCAGACGTGGGATTATGATGGGGCATGGAATCAATCATTGAATACCTCAAGCGCAACCTGAAAGAGGCGGGTCCGGCCCGATGGGAGCTGATCGCTGACAAAGCCGGGGTCGCCAAAACCCTCCCTAGAAAAATCGCCTACGACTCGAAACGCGAGAACCCCGGCGTGCAGACCATCCAACCCCTGATCGACTATTTCAGGGCCGTTGAGCGCGGGGAGTTTGATCTTCCTGAGCCTGCCAAGCAGGAGGCCTAAATGCCCTCTCTCACCACCACCCAACTGCGCGCCCTCGGCTCTGCTGCTGCTGACCGTGGCGAACAAATCTACGAAGCCAGCATTCGCAGCGGCCTGACCAGCGCCGAACTGATCGAGTTTGAAGCGGGTTATTTCGCGCGGCAGTTTGAGGCGCAGGGGCAGGGCGTCGTATGCGCTGATGAAGGTTGTTTTTCTCATGGGACTGATGGTCCCGTTTTTTTGTCCTAAAGAGGTAGTCAAGTGGCGTCAAAAGAATTGAACCGGAATGACGGACAGGGCGAACTGGCCCTCACGCGCTGCGCTGAGCCAAATGATGTGCCGATGGAAATGGTGCGCCGCCAGAAGTCGCCAGCTGCCGCCTTCGCCCTTTCCTGCCAATCGTCCGGCCTTGAAGACAAGGAGATTTATTCGGGCCTTGGGATTGACCCCGGCTACTTCTCGCGCATCAAAAAGGGCGAGGCCACATTGCAGGCTGATCTTGTTAAGCCGTTCTGCGACTTGGTCAACAACCGCATTTATCCAGAGTGGGGGGCGTACCAGCTCGGATGCACCCTAACCCAACTCAAGTCAGAGGCAGAGAGGCAGCTCGAATTGATGCAGAAGGCACTTGCCGACGAAAAAACAAAGGTTCGCATCCTCACAGAAGCAATCAACGGAAGGGTTCCAGCATGAGTCCAGACCTGTTCGGCTACGCGTCTCCACGCCCAGCCTTCAAAGACATCGGAAACCAGCGGGACACCGTCGCAGAAGAGAAGGCCATTCTTTGCAAGCAGCTTGGAGAGCTGTTCCGCTCTGTCCCGAAATCCATTCAGAGCGCCGACATCAAGAAAACCCGCGAGTGGATGCATCACCTCGAAATGGCAAAGAAGGTTCTTGCCTCCAGCCGTTCAAGCCGAACGCAACTACAGACCGCAGTTGACCAGATGCGCAGCTATATAGCCGCCTAACCACAAGGAGAGAAACATGAACGATTACCGCAACAAGCTGATTAAAAACGGCGTCAAAAACCTCAAAACTTTTGGCTATCCAGAGGTGAACGAAATCAACATCCTGACCGACCTAATTTACAAAGCCTTCTTCCGGTCGATGTTGGAAGACAACCTAGGGTCAAGCGCTGGCATTGACGAGGCTATCAACGAGCTGCTGAAAGAGACCGCCTAACCCCCACCCCAAAAGCTAGGAGATACAGATGAAAAAGCCTTTCAAGATTTATCCATCCATCAAGATCAAAAGTTGCGAAGCCTGTCCCTACAAAGTCGAATGGGAATGCACCTTTACTGGTGGTCCACGGTTCGAGCAAGGTCCGCCGCGCTACATCCATGAATCTTGTCCGGTGGCAAAAGACGAAAAAGCAGACGCCTAACCCCCAACTAAGGAGAAATCATGTTCAACAGCAAACGAATCAAGGCCCTTGAAGACCGGAATACCGAGCTACTGGAGCGCGTCCGCGAATTGGGCGATGAAGTTGCAAAGCTGAAAAGAGCCTGCACCATGCGCGTCGGCGAACACAAGCCATCGCAATCATCGCTCTATGGATATTTATTCTCGGATAGCCGGCCAACCGCCACGGCGATCGAGCTTATTCAGCAGCTCATGGAGCGCCAAAAGCTGACCGTTGAAGCTGTTCCAGCAAGCCCTGCCACGTTCACCGTCACCAAAAGCAATTAAGGAGATACACATGGACGAACAGATTGGAATTTCTGATGAAGAATTGTCCGATGCAATGAGGATGGTCTATGGGACTGGGGTGAACTCAAAAAACCCTATTCATCAATCCGTGATGCGTTCGGCGCTTGAGCAATTTTTACGAGGCCGCGCCGCAGCCCTATCCCAGCCAGCCGCGCAGGGTGATTTACTTCAGGCGGCAAAAGCCGTGGCTTTCTCCAATGGATTCGATGCAGCCTATCCGGACAAGCTGGAAGCGCTCCTCGCAGCCATCGCAAAGGCGCAGGGTGATTCTTCTCATCCTGCCGGTGGTGAATGTGGCAGGGTGCAGGCGCCAAGCGTGACGGTAATCGGCCTTGATGCGATATACGCTGCTGAAATTGAGCGTGTTAGCAATGTGCCATACGACTCGCAGGCGATTTGCCGCTGGTTTTACAGGAACCTCCGGGACGCAATCTGCGCAAAGGCAACAGCATGACACCCAAAGCAATTGCAAACGGCAACCCGCGCTGCTGGCATTGCCTGAACCGCCTGACCTACAAAAAAGGCGGCGGCTTCAAGTTCTCGCTGGTGGTTGACCCGCTGGGTGCAGAGCATCGGGTTCACCTTTGTTGCGTGTCGGAAGTTATCGGCGACGGCGTCAGGGTTGCGCCAAAACAAACGGCGGTGCCAGCATGACCCCAACCCAACAAAAGCGCCGCGCAGCATACGCCCGACTTGTTCTGTCTCTGGACGTACCCAAGCGCTACAGCATCAAAACTCCAACCATGTCAGACGCCGACAAGACGCGGCTGATTCAGCGGGGCAACGTGCGATGAATTCTCAATACACCGGCGCCGGGTTTCAGGCGCAGATTCGGAGGACGGTATGAAGAAGCCTTTTCGGTCTGGCGACATGGTTATTTTGGTTTCCGCCAAGAACCCAGCGGCTAAACAATATTTAGGCCAGATTCACAAGCTTGGCGCTCGCAATCCGTCAAATCGCGAATATTGGCGATTTGATCCCCCGCTTCACCATCCTGGCTATTCCCAGGTTTCATGGTGGGAGGCTGACATGCGCCCCATCCGCGACCAACCCGGCAACGAATCATTCGTCGTCGAGGCCCGCAAGAAGCTGCCGCGCACAAAAGACACGCCAGCGACTATTAACGAGCGCGGGGAGTTGCAGACATGAAGCTGTCCGGCGACCGCAACCAGTGCCAAGGTTGCAAAGAGTACTTCAATTCCTCTTTTGCTTTCAACAAGCACCGGCACGGCGACCACGGCATTGATCGCCGTTGCATGACTGTTGACGAAATGCAGGCCAAGGGCATGAGCAAGAACGCGGCAGGCTTCTGGATTTCTGCCGCCATGCCTGACGCCGTAACCGCTGAAATATCGGAGGCCGTATGACTGCCACCCAACTATCCCTAACGCTCACCACCCCCTACGTGCGCGGATCAGCAACCAGCAAAGCCGCTGCAAACCGCGCCCAATCTCGCACCCACATAGACCGCTCCATGCTGCTCACCTACCTGCGCAAATGCGGCCAGGAAGGCGCCACCGATGAAGAACAACAGCTCGCCACCGGAATCTGCGGCGACCGTCAAAGGCCGCGCCGGGGGGATCTGGACAAGTGCGGGCTGATCTGCAAAACCGATAGGACGCGCACGACTTTGAGCGGGAATCAGGCCGCTGTTTGGGTTGCTGCATGAACTTGTACCTGCGTCACATTGGGGATTTCAACAATGCGACACGGCATTTAACACGTGTTGAACGGAGCGTGTACAGCGATGCAATAGAACTGTACTACGACACCGAACAGCCGTTGCAGTGCGTTGATATGGCTGCATTGGAGCGCCGTTTGTTGTGCCGTAGTGATGACGAAAAGGGCGCACTGAAGGCTATTTTGGCTGAGTTTTTTGTGCTGACCGATGCTGGTTACACCCACGCACGCTGCGATGCGGAAATCGCCAAATACCGCGCCAACACTAGCGCTAAAGCTCGCGCAGGCATAGCAAGCGCAGCCGCACGGAAACAGAATTCAACAGCCGACCAACATAAGTCAACACCTGTTGAACATACGTCAACAAACCGTAAACCGTTAACCGTTAACCATAAACCAATGGAGAGGGAGCGCGCAACGCGCATCCCCGCAGACTTTGAGCCAAAACCCGAACCCGAAGCCGAGTCCGGAATTGATCGACAAAAAGAGCTGGCGAACTTCCGCGACTACTGGACTTCAAAAGCCCGCGACAACACCAAGCTCGATTGGCAAGCGACATGGCGCCAATGGGCACGCAAGGCTGACAGGCCGGGTGTAAGCCGCTTTGCCAAGCCTGACCCCTCCGCCACCGTCCCAAGTCGACCAGGCCCGGACCCCGAGCTTTTGAAGGCAGAGGCCGATTCAAAAAACCGGGCGCCGATGCCTGACGCCGTGCGTGAGTTCAAAAGCCGAATGAAACAAGGAGCCACAACATGATGAAACCTCTCACCGCTAGTCAGGCAATTCTCATTAACTATTTGTGGGCGTTTTTCAACGATAACGACCAGATACCGCCGTGCCAAACCATCGCAAGGGATTTTGGCTGGTCGTCCCCAAACGCTGCGCAAGAAAAACTCGAATCGCTTTGTGGGCGCGGGCTGCTTGCGAAAAACCGAATTGGTAAGTGGAAGTTCACGCCGCAGGCGAAGTCGGAGCTTGCTAAAGGACCATGGGCGATCCCGGAACGTCCGGTAGCGATTATTCAAAAGGCGCTTAAACAACTTCAGCCAAAGAGCGAGTTAACGGCAAATAACCCGTTCTCACTGGAGGCGGCATGAGTCGCCCAAAAACCGTTGAAGAAGCCCGCCGCATTTTGAACGCAGTGCGCGCCGGGTGTGGGAAGCATATCCCGCTGCCGATTATCGATTTTTGCTTGGCCTTGACGGGGGACTTGTCTTGAACTGCGCCGACTGCAAAAACATCACCCGCCACAAGCAGGCCAGCCAAGCGATGTACGCCCGCAAGCACGGATTCAGCGGCTGCGCGCTTCAGCCGGCCTACGTGTATTTTTCGCGCCTCTATGAGCGGCAGTGTGCTGATTTTGTGAGGGTGGCGGGATGACAGTAGCCGTTCTTTTTGCCCGCAGCGACTCGATTTACAAGACGCTGCCAGACGTGGACGTTTACGACATTGACCGTGATGCCAGGACGTGGAGTGGCGACGGCCCAATAGTTGCCCATCCTCCATGTAGGGCTTGGGGCCGCTTGTCACATATGGCAAAACCCCGCCCAGACGAAAAGGAGTTAGCTGTATTTGCCGTCAACCAAATTAGAAAGTTTGGCGGGGTTTTGGAGCACCCATCTGCATCTAAATTGTGGCCGGCTATGGGGCTTCCAAAGCCCGGAGAGGTTGATTGTTACGGGGGGTGGACTTTACCGATACATCAACACTGGTTCGGGCATAAGGCTGAAAAATCCACATTGCTTTACATCGTTGGATGCCGGCCGGGTGATGAGCCGCCTATGCCTATGGTGCTTGGGCTGGCTAAGTATGTTGTAGCGTCTAGCTTACACAGAAATAAAAAAGCGACATGGGCGCGCCCGGAAATTCCAGATGCGGAAAGGGAGCACACCCCGCCAGAACTTGCTGTTTGGCTTGTTGAGTTGGCAAAGCGGTGTTCAAAGGTTGCCGCATGAACCCCACCGACCGCCAAAAATCCATCCATGCCGCAAGGGTGTACCTGATGCAGTCACGGGCGACGAAGCATCGCGGGGTGGCTGCTCAGACCTTTCGATTTCTCCGCGCCTTGATGTTGAGTAACTCCCATAAGCCGGGATGCATGGCGGCTATGCCAGCCTCCCAGTCCTGCAGTGTCCGGCGGGTGCTGCTGACCTGTGCTGCGCACTCTTCCTGCGTCCAGCCCGCAGATTTTCGGAGAGTTTGCAGGGCCTCTGGCGAAAAGGCCACCAGGGGCCTGCTGCGATTCGGATGGTTCGCCATATCAGGCGCTGCTAACTTCTTTGTGAAACCGTGCCGGGACCTTGGCAACTGGATTTTGATAGGCGTCCTCAAAGTGAGTAGGGAGCTTGCCGTCGATCAAGTACGCCCAGGACCGTCCGTTGTCGTCGTCGCGCACCAGCACGGGATCGTAGTGAACATGCCCATCTTCAACATCGTGCGCCTTGAGTTCGTCCAATTGACTTTTGAGGCTTTTGAAATCTGGCTGGAAAAGATGGTCCAGCACGTCATTAAGGCCATCGTCCTTCCCGGTGTAGTCAATCGTTTCTTCGATATCCCATTCGTAAGTAACAGTCATGATTTTCCTTTTGCCCCTGTGCCCGAGGCGCGGTGGATTAATTTAATCCATGACTGTATTATAGCACGGAATCCGTGCTTAGCAACTACCGTTCGTCGGAAGGTTTTGGCGCGGCGCGAGTGCTTGCCTGTGCAGAGGGGGTTGCTGTGATCCAGACCAAGCCGCCAAAACTCAAGGTGTGCAAGGTCTGTGAGTGCAACTTCCTTGCCCCGCCCGGATTGCTTCGCGCTAAGGTGTGCGGCCCTGTATGCGCTGGGAAGATTGGCAGGGCGCAGCGCATCAAGGCTGAAAAGGCCCGCCTGGTCAGGGAAAAGCGCGAGACACGGGAAAAGCTGTCCATCCTAAAGCCACGCGGCTACTGGCTGGCCCGCGCAAAGAAGGCCATTCAACAATTTCGCCGCCTGGAAGAACTGGCAAAGGGCCGGGGCTGCATGAGCTGCGGACGGTCACAGGAGGAAGTCACCGGAACCGACTCATGGAAACCGGGCGGCTTATGGGACGGCGGGCACTTCCTGAGTAAAGGCGCCCGCCCTGAATTGGCCCTTGAGCCGCTGAATATCTGGCTGCAATGCAAGTCCTGTAACGGTGGATCTGGCAAGTACGCCCGCAAGGGCTACACGGTAAACCAGTCGTTTGAAGCAAACCTGATTGCGCAGGAAGGCGCTGAGCTTGTCGAGTGGCTGAAAGGCCCGCATGAGGCAAAGCACTACGAGACGGACGAAATCAAGTCGATTGAGGCGACCTACACGGCAAAGACCAAAGAACTGAAAGCGAGGCAAGCACATGCATAACGCCCACATCCTGAAATGGTATCGCTGGAGGATTTGGGTAGCTGGACAGCAGGGCCGTCTGATGCGTAAGACCTTCCTGATCCAGTGGCACAACGAAGAATTGGCGAGGGCTGCATGAAAGCCATGCTAATCAAGTCCCCCGCTGGTTTGCGCGGATCAACCCCGGCAGATCAGGAGCTGTGGGCGAAGTTCAAACGCAAGCTGGAAACCATGAAACCCGGAGCCTGGTTGCGCATGGAGTGGTCAAGCCCGCGCAATGGCCCGCACCACCGGAAATTCATGGCGCTTGTGCATTTGGTGACGGAAAACAGCGAGGTTTATAACACGCAGGCTAAGGCACTGGTGGCGATCAAGCTGGCCGCCGCCTACTTCGATCCGCACATCGACCCGACTACCGGGGAGGTCACAAAGATACCGCATTCGATCAGCTATGACGCGATGGGGCAGGAGGACTTCGACGTGTTTTACAGCGCCGCGCTTGATGGCGTGTTGCAAGTCATTTTGCCGACCATGAGCCGCGAGACAGCCGACAAGCTGATGGACATGATTGCTGATGGCTGGGCCTAACTTTGATGCCGAGCGGCCCCGGCACCGGGCGCAACAACCGAAAGGAATAGACATGGACAAAGCAGCAATAAGAGCCGAGCTGATGAAGTTCACAGACCATGCGCAGAAAAAAGGCATGAGTTTGGCCGGCGATTACGTGAGGTTTTTCAACCAGAAAACCGCGATGGCTTGGACTAAGTGGCTGGCAGCGCCACGGGACAAATGAACAAAGACTACACCCCGATCCCGGCCCGAAACGCCGAAATAGTAGCCCGAATCCAGCAAGGCGAAAAGCGCTACATGCTGGCAGAGGAATACGGACTGACCAAGCCGTCCATCACCATGATTGGCAGGAAGGCCGGCATTCCCGCCTACACCCGCCCGGGGCGCAGCCAATGAACCACGGCGGCAAACGAGCAGGGGCAGGAAAGCCCCGCACCCAGCTAGACGAAAGGCGCGTTCTGGTGCTGATGGCCCAAAAGGTCAGCCAGCGCGAGATAGCACAGAGGTTCGGGGTGACGCTGGGTGTGATTCAGTACTTCGCCCGCAGGCAGGCGGCAATCAAGGCTGCGGAATCGGTTAACAACTAAAAGGACGGAAACATGGCACGCAGACTAAAAATCCTTGAATCACACACCGACCTTTGCGCCCTGCTTGACCGCTGGGTAATCCACCAGATGAAGTCTGTAAGCGGCGGGCTGGGCTACCCGCGCAAAAGCCTGGACTTTGCCTACATTCAATCGCCGGCCAGCTCAATCGACCCCACGGGCTACGCCGCAGAGGACCACAGCGACACGGACGCAGCCTTTGCCAGCCTGTGCGAAGCCGATCTGCAATTAGCCGCCGCAATCAAGATGCACTACATGCCGTGGACCATCATGGCCCTGATGGGTGAGGGCTACCCGTTTTCGCCAGATAAAACCTTCTATAACCGCCTTGTTCGGGCGCATGTGTGGATGGAAAGCGAGCTTTTCCGGGTTTTGGAAGAAAGAAAGTCTAAAAATCGTGAAAATATCAGGAAATATGCTTGACAGCGCCCGGAAATTACAATATTCTGTCGATAAGTGATATGGTGAATACCTGTCACCCCGCAAGCAAAGCGGGACAAATTCCAAGCCGCCGATAGCAATATCAGGCGGCTTTTCTGTTTCCGTGCCCACAAGCGCAACCCCATGCGGGCCACGTCTTCACCGTAACTATCGCGCCACCGCTCACGAAGCACAGGTTGCTACTCGATAACGGACGTGGCCCCGCTGTTTCACAACACCAGCTAAGCCCATAGCTGGCTGCCCAAGGCAGGCTCCGCATAGCTAGTGCCCCGGGCTTGCAGGGCACGTAACACCGCAGGCGCGCAGCAGCTTCGCTGTCAAGACGTAATGCGCGGCCACAACACAACACAGGGTCACCAACCCTGAGATTTCAAGCAATACCTAGCCTGGCCGGGTGAAAACAGAGAACGCCACTCTGCTGGTATTTGCTCCTAATGGCGGTGAAGGGCGATCACCATGAAAAGCATTCTTGTTAGGTTGTTGAGTAAATACAAGGTGGATGAGTCTTCTGGCTGCTGGAACTGGACTGGCGACAAATACCGCAATGGGTATGGGCGAATCAGGGAGGGCGGCGCATCGAAGCGATTGCTTCGGGTCCACCGCGTTTCCTTTGAGCGGCACAAAGGCCCGATTCCCGCTGGTTTGGTTGTTATGCATGAGTGCGACAACAAAGCGTGCATTAACCCGGCTCATTTATCAGTTGGGACGGTTAAGCAAAACATCAATGACGCGATAGATCGTGGGCTTTCAAGGCCATTCCGAGCGGGTGTTCTCAATTCATCAGCAAGGCTTGATTGCGAGCGTGTTCAGCAAATACGGCAGGACTACAGCGCAGGCGGCATTAGTCAGCGGGTGTTAGCTCAGATGCATGGAGTGGCAGAAAGCACGATTCAGGCGTTGATAGGCGGCAGAAGTTGGAAGTCAGACTAGGAAACATAAGGGCCGAGCAAGTCGAAAGGCACTCGGGAGAACATCATGGGACGACCAAGCAACTACAGCCAAGAGATTGTTGGCGCTATCTGCGAGCGCCTCGCCAACGGTGAGAGCTTGAGGAAGATTTGCGCTGATGACGATATGCCAGCCATTTCGTCGGTGTTTCAGTGGTTGTCGCTGCACAAAGAGTTTGCGGAACAATACGCGCGCGCGAGGGAAGTGCAGGCCGATACGCTGTTTGACGAGATTCTGGAGATCGCGGACAACGGCTTAAATGACACGTACACCGACGAACAAGGCAATGTCAGGACGGATCAGGACGTGATTGCCCGGTCCAGGCTGCGGGTTGACTCGCGCAAATGGATGGCTGGCAAGCTGCGGCCTAAGGTGTACGGCGACAAGCTGGCGCTGGGTGGCGCGGATGATCTGCCGCCGATCGCGGTTGTTAGCCGTGTTGAGTTGGTGGCGCTTGACGACAGCCAAAATTAAGCTCCCTAAGAAGCTCATTCCTGTATTTGCAGGCAGGGCTGACGTAAGGGGTGCAAAGGGAGGGCGCGGCTCAGCCAAAACCCGCAGCTTCGCCAAGATGATCGCCGTCGAGGGCTACCGGCACGGGATGGCGGGCACAAGCGGAATCTTGCTGTGTGGCCGGCAGTTCATGAACTCGCTGGCTGATTCCTCACTGGAAGAGTGCAAGCGGGCAATTGAAGACGAGCCGTTCCTTGCCGCGTATTACGAAATCGGCGACACGTACATAAAAAGCCGCGACGGGCGGATTTCCTTCGCCTTCGCTGGCCTTGATCGCAACATCGCAAGCATCAAGTCCAAGGGCCGGATTCTGATTTGCTGGGTCGATGAGGCTGAGCCGGTCACCGATACGGCCTGGTCAACGCTGATCCCGACTCTGCGCGAAGAAGGCTCAGACTGGAACGCTGAGCTGTGGGTGACGTGGAACCCCAAGCGCAAGACTTCGGCGGTTGAAAAGCGGTTTCTTGGCACCAACGACCCGTTAATCAAGATCGTCGAGCTGAATTGGCGCGACAACCCCAAGTTTCCCGCCAAGCTAGAGCGCGAACGTCTGCGCGACAAGGAAGAGCGCCCCGATCAGTATGGGCACATCTGGGAAGGCGAACACGTTTCAGTCGTTGAGGGCGCTTACTTCGCCAAGCAGATCACAGATGCCAAGGCGCAGGGGCGAATAACCCGCATCTCAGCCGACCCTTTGCTGACGTTGAAAGCCTTTGTGGACATAGGCGGCACAGGCGCCAAGTCTGACAACTTCGTTATCTGGATTGAGCAGTTCGTGGCCCGTGAAATCCGCGTGTTGGACCATTATGAGGTGCAAGGGCAACCCATTAGTGCGCACCTGATCTGGCTGCGCAGCAAGGGCTATATCCCTGGATTGGTGACGATCTGGCTGCCACACGATGGCGACACGCAGGAGAAGGTTTACGACACGTCCTACCGTAAAGCGTTTGAAGACGCCGGCTACGCGGTTGAGGTGGTAGAAAACCAAGGTAAAGGCGCGGCCAGCCAGAGGATCGAAGCGGTCCGGCGAGTGTTCCCCATGATGTGGTTCAACGAAGAGACAACACAAGCCGGGCGCGATGCGTTGGGCTGGTATCACGAAAAACGAGATTTAGAGCGTGGCATTGGTTTGGGGCCTGATCACGATTGGGCATCCCATTCATCGGATGCCTTCGGGCTTGGTGCAACGGTGTACGAAATACCCAACCCGAACGCGCAAAAACCCATCGAATACAAGCGGAAATATCTATGAAACAACTCAAGCAGAAGGCCGCGTAATGGCAAAAATGGACGAAATCTCGCTACTTTCGCACCTGCAAGCGCTAGAGCAAGACTCGTCCGCGTTTACCTGGGGTGAGTTGGCATCCGAGCGCGAGCGCGGCATGAAGGACTACTACCGCCAGCCCTACGGCAACGAGGAAGAAGGGCTGTCGGGCATCGTCACTAGCGAAGTGCAGGACACTATCGAGTGGATCTTGCCAGACCTGCTGGATATTTTCACCAGCAGCGACCAGGCGGTGAGCTTTGAGCCATCCAGCGAAGAAGATGTGAATGGCGCTGAGCAGGCCACGGATGCTTGCAATTACGTGTTTTACAAGCAGAACAACGGATTCCTGAACCTGTACACCGCGTTTAAAGACGCTCTGATGGTGAAGAACTGCGCTGTGATGTGGCGCAAGGAAACCAAGCGCACCAAGAGCGTTACGCCAGTGCAGGGCGCCACCGCTGAAATGCTGGCAATGCTGATGCAAGAGGCCGGCAAAGACGCGGAGATTGAGTCGGCTACGCCTATCGAGCCGCAGCCGATGCAGGGGCCTGATGGTCAGCCGATGCTGGACATGATGGGTCAGCCGATGCTTGGCCCGCAGATGTACAACGCCCGCATCAGCAAGATCGAGCAAAAAACCACCATCAAGGTCGATGTTTTCCCGCCCGAGGACTTGCTCATTAAGCGCGATTGGACTAGTCCGCTGCTGGCAGATTGCCCTTATGTCTGCCGCAACATGCCGGTGACGCTGTCTGACATTCATGAGATGGGTTACACCGATGTGACGGTTGAGGACCTTGATTCGTCGGACGACGCAGGCAAGAGCGCGGACGGCTCCTACCGCATGAACCGCGCCGGCACGAACGGCGATGCCTTCTCCGACAACCGGACAGCCTCCAACGAGGATGACAGCCAGACACAGGGCTTTCTGCGGATTGAATTCGTGTTGGTGGACTTCGACGGCGACGGCATCGCAGAGCGGCGCTGCATCTACCGCCTGAAAGACAAGATACTCAAAAACGAGGAAGCTAGCCACGTACCGATCGCCACCGCATCGCCGATTCTGAACCCGCACCGCTGGGACGGCATGAGCATGCAGGAAGTGGTGAGCGACCTGCAGATTCTGAGTACCGAACTGACGCGCCAAATGGTCGATTCGGGCCGCTTGGCGTTGAACCCGCGCACCAAAGTACTGACGGATAGCAACGGCTCGCCATACGCCAACATTGACGACCTGTTGGACTCGCGTGCCGGTGGTCTGGTGCGACAGAGCCGGGTTGATGCGACCGCTGAGATGATTACCCCGTGGGTGGGTGGGCAAATGTTCCCGATGCTGGAATACAAAGACGCCATGCTCGCCAAGCGCACGGGCGTTTCAGGCCAGTCGCAAGGTGTGGACGCAAATGCCTTGAACCGTGGCGGCAACTACGAAACCCGCGTCATGAACGCCGCACAGAAGCGCATCAAGCTGATCGCCCGCGTGTTCGCCGAAGTGCTGCTGAAGCCTACATTCCAGGGCATCCTGAAGCTGCTGACCGAAGGAGACATGGAAAAACTGTCATTCCGCCTGCGCAACAAGTTTGTGCAGATGGACCCGAACGAATGGCGCGACAGCTACGACATGACCGCCAATGTTGGCCTTGGCACGGGCGACAAGGAGCAGCAAACGATAGTTTTGCAGGCTATTGCCCAATCGCAGGCAGGGATCGCCATGTCGCCGTTTGGCAAACTGCTGGTGACGCCTAAAGGCATCTATAACGCACAGGCTAAGCTGGTGGAGCACGCTGGCTTCAAGAATGTTGGCGACTTCTGGCAAGATCCGGGCGACAAGCAGCCCGAGCCGCAACAGCCGCCGCCTGATCCTGCTATCCAACTCAAGCAGATGGAACTGCAGGCCGACGCGCAGAAGTTCCAGGCCACCAGCCAGCAGGAAACGCAGCGCATCAGCTTTGAAGCGCAAGCCAAGGCGCGAGAGCAGGCCAACACGCTGATGCTGCAGCAGCAAAACGACGAACGCGACGCGCAGCGGGAACTGGCAAAAGCCCAGTATCAGGCCCAACTGGACCGGGCGCAGATCGAGCTGGACCGCTACAAGACCGACCGCGACAACGAAACACGGATTCAGGTCGCCATGATTAACCAACAAGGCCGGCAACAAGCCAGGGCACAACAGGAGCCACAAGCATGACCATCAGGACTTTCACAGCACTTGCCAGCGCAGCGCGCACCACATCTGGCACCGTTGACCTTGACGCGGTGCCGTCAGAGTATCAGGAATTGTCTGTGTACCTGGATGTGACAGCGACATCAGGCACATCGCCATCGATGACCGTCACCTACCAATCCAGCCCGGACGGCGTGACATTCTTTGACAACACGGCAGGCGCTGCGATTACTGCTGTTGGCAAACAACTGATCAAAGTGCCCAGCACCATCGGCGGTTATGGGCGGCTGTCCTACGCCATCAGCGGCACAACCCCATCGTTCACATTCTCGGCAGTGGCGGAGTACAAACGCTCATGACCGAGCAGCAGACCGCAAGCATGGGCGTCAACGCCCGCCAAGTCCTCGACAACGCCGCCTATCAAGCCGCCATGACCTCGCTCAAGGCGCAAGTGGTGCAGCAGTGGAAGGATTGCCCGGTGCGCGACAAGGAGGGCCAGTTGCTGCTGCTCCAGCTTGCCAAGCTGGCCGACAAGTTCGACGGCATCTTGAGCGGAATGATTGAGGCGGGCAAGTTTGCTGAGCACAAGATTGACCTCGATGCAGAGCGCGACGAATCGCGCGGCCGCAGGATGCTGCGTAGGGCGTGGGGCTAACGGCAGGACTTACATGAACATTTTTAAGGGCAAGACATGACGACACAAACAATACGCAACGGGCTAAGCATTGTGATTAATGTTCCACCAGGCCAAAGTGTCGCGGTGGTTGCGGTATCGGGGACTTACAGCGCGTCGATTACGGCGGGGGCTGGTATTGGTGTGATTGCTACGGCTGCAACAGGCGGGACGTATGGCCCATACACTGACGGAACGGTCATTTTGCTAACTGCGAGCGCATTGAGTGAAATCGACTTTGATGTGGCTGTCACGCCTGTGATTATCTCTGACACACACGTCATCGCCGTCATTGATCCAACAACAGGGGCGCAGGGCGTGGCCTTGCTTGGAACGCCTACCTCTTTGGTACTTACAAACGCCACTGGCTTGCCTACTGCTGGCCTAGTTAACCTCGCTGTCACCACGGCTAAGGTTGCCGATCTTGCAGTCACCACGGCAAAAATAGCCGACGGTGCTGTTACATCAGCACAGAACAAAGTCAAGGCGGTTGTAGCTCTCGCAGATGCTGCCGCGACACTTACGGCAGCGCAGATGGTGGATAGCAGCATATTTACCATCACGCCGACGGTTGCACGCACCTTGACTACTGATACTGCTGCCAACATCGTCGCAGCCCTGCCACGTTATCAAGTTGGCACGTGGTTCGACATCATCATCGTCAACACCGCCGCTTTTGACGTTACTTTAGCGGCAGGGACAGGGATAACAATTGTAGGCAAGGCAATCATCAACAACGTCTCTGGCACTTGGAGAGCGAGGATTGACTCCGCCACCGCAATAACAATCTATAGGGGATAAGTAGGAAATATTTGAACGGACCCGATAAGGGTTAACAGTTACCGGCTAATCACCTAGCCTTTCCGGCCTCCGCAGTGAGGCGTGCCATACCCGCCCCGGTGACTTGGGCGGCGGGTTCGACTGAAAGCAAACCATGAGCACTGGACAAGCCGAACACGCCCCAGCAACTATCGATGACCTGGCCGATTTCCTTGTGGACAACTCCGACGCCGACGCAGCGGAGCCCACGGACGAGGAAAAAGACCAACCCTCCGAGGAATCCGATGAGGACAACTCCGACGAGGCAGACGACAAAGCAGACCCTGCTGACGACGAATCGCCCGATGAGGACGAGGAAGCCGAAGACGCCAAAGAGCAGACAAGTCTGAAATTCAAAGTCCCCGTCAAAGGCGAAGACGGAGCCGATACCACGATTGAAGTGGACGAAAAAGAACTGGTGGCCGGATACCAGCGTCACAGCGATTACACGCGAAAGACGCAGGAACTGGCGACAAAGGAACGCGAAGTCACGCAGGTTCTAACGACCAAGCTCCAGGAGGGGCAGAGTTATTACATGCAGCAGGCGCAAATGGCACATGCGGCTGTCCGGCAATTCGCGGGCCTGAAATCTCCTGATGAAATGGCGCAGCTTGCGCACATCGACCCGGCAGCCTGGGTGCAGGAACAACAGCGTGAGCGCTATGTTGCAGCAACCCTGCAGCAGATCGAGCATGGCCTGCAGCGCGAAACCGCTGAGCAGGAAAACACGCGCAAGCAGAATGAATCGCAGGCGTATGAGGAAGCATGGACGGAACTGAAAAAGGACGGCATCGACAAGACCGCCCTGAAGAAAGTTTTCGACACCATGCGCGACAAGTACCAGGTGCCCAATGAGCGCCTGGCAACAGTCATGGACCCAAAACTGGTCCGCATCATGCGCGACGCAGCCGCGTATCAGGAGCTGAAAGACAAGAAGGCGGCGGTGACGAAGAAGGCGCAAGACGCGCCAAAACTTCCAGCCCAGCGCCAGAGCGTGCCCAAACAAGTGCAGCGCGACCAGGCACTCAACAAGCGTTTTGCCACCGGTAAGGCGAAATTGAGCGACCTCGCTGCTTACATCGCAAACAGTTAATCGCATCGCTAAGCAGCGACCGAAAGGTTAGAAATGGCTCTCCCAACAAACACATATACCCGCTATTCGGTGGGTACGAACGCACGCGAAGACCTGATCGAAAAGATCAGCAACGTGTCACCCGAAGAAACCCCCGTTATCTCCAGCTTTGGCCGTGCCACTGCTGAGAACACCTACCACGAATGGCAGCGCGACACCCTGCGTGCAGCCAACGCCGATAATGCCGCGCTGGACGGTGACGACGCATCCGGTTCGGCAAAAGCCGCGCCTGGCCGTGTTGCCAATTACTGCCAGATTTTCCAGGACACCATCGTCGTGTCTGGTCGGGCAGAAATCGTCAAGAAAGCGGGCATGAAGTCTGCATTGGCCTACCACAAGGCCAAGGCTTACAAAGAGCTGCAGCGCGACATGGAGGCTGCTGCGCTGTCCATCAATCCGGCTGTGGCTGGCGCCGCTGCCACTGCTCCGAAGCTCGGCAGCCTCGGCGTGCTGATCTACACCAACGCCCTGCACGGCGGCGCGGGCGCAACGGCTGCGCACACCACTGGCGCTCCCACGGTCGCCAACACTGCCGGCACCAACCGCGCCTTCACCAAGGCGCTGCTGGACACCGCCGCTTCGCAGACCTTCACATCTGCGGGCAAGGTGCCCGAGATGATTGTTGTATCTCCGGCCCACAAAGTGCTGTTCTCCGCCTTTACCGGCCTTGCCTCGAACCGCTGGGACGTGACCAAGAAGGACACACAGGGCGCAGTGGTTGGCGGGGCGGACGTTTACCTGTCCGACTTCGGCAAGATGACCATTGTCCCGCACTACCTGATGGTGGGCGCGGATCGTGTCTACGGCCTGAATCCTGAGTACGGCGATGCGGTCTACCTGCGCGGCTTCCAGTCGGCCAAGCTGGGTAAATCCGGCGACAGCGAGCGCGAGCAGGTTTTGGTGGATTCAACCATCCGCCTGACCAGCGAAACGGCACACTTCGCCATCAAAAACCTGACCCCCTGATAACTAGCTACGGCTAGTCAAGCAGCTCCACGAGGGGCTGTTTCTCTAGACGCGCACACCAAGCCAGCCCGCCCGCTGGCTTTTTTTATGGGAAAAGCATGGCTGATTACACGATCGACGAAGGGTTTAATGCTCAGACGGGTGTGCATACCCGCGTGCATTTTGAGGATGGCGCAATCATCCATCAAAAGACCTTTGACGCTGAGCCATACCTGAAGGCGGCAGAGGAGGCGCGCATTGCATCTGAAGGCGAGCGCTGGGGTGATGGAAAGATCATAGGCACGCTGCCGCCGCTGGTCTATGCGGAAATTCAAGGCATCCCCGACACTGACGAGCGCGACCGCCGAATCATGGCCTTCTTTCGCGCCAACCCGATGTTTGTCAAGTTTTCCAGGGCGCTTAAGTAATGGCCATCGCCACCTACACCGAGCTGCAGGCGTCCGTCCTGTCGTGGATGAACCGTCCCGACTTGTCGGCGCAAGTGCCGGATTTTGTCGCCATTGCTGAATCACGCATCAACGACGATCTGCGCGTCAGTCAGATGCTGACGGCTGCAGCACTGTTCACCGTTGCCAACATGCAAACCGTGGCTCTGCCGACCGACTGGCTGGCCTTCAAGGCGCTCAGCGTGAGTGGCGAGCCGATGCAGTACCTGCCAGCAGACCGCATCCGTGCGCAGGCTGACGGCGGCACCCGCGAGCCAGACAGCTACGCCATTGAAGGAGGTAATCTGCTGCTGAGTCAGACCCCGGACGCGGTGTACACCATCGACACGGTTTACTTCGCCAAAATCCCCTCGCTGGCCTCTGCCGTGGGCGGCGTCAACTGGCTGCTGACCAAGTACCCAAATATCTACCTCTACGGCGCGCTTGTTTCGGCCTGCCAGTTCACCATGAACGACGAGCGGGCGAACTACTGGGGCGGGCTGTACGCCAGCGCGATTGAATCTGCCATTCGCGCCGACCGGCTGGCAACCTCCAGCGGATCCCCACTTCGGATTCGCACGCGATGAACCCAATCGTTGGTTTTGCACCGGATGCTGACAAGATGGCACCGGGAATTTTCACGGACTGCAGCAATGTAATCCCGTATGAGGCGGGATTCAAGGGCGCTCCGACGCCGGTAGCGGTGGCTGTCACTGCACTGGCCGCTGAATGTCGCGGCGCGGTGGTGGCGACCCAGCTTGACGGGATTCGGCGCATTTTTGCGGGCACACAGACCAAACTCTATGAACTGGTGTCGTCCGCATGGACGGACGTTAGCGCAGTAGGCAGTTACACCGGGTCAAGCGAAACGCGCTGGAGCTTCTGCCAGTTCGGTAACACGACCATCGCCAGCAATTTGATTGACGCGATGCAGTCCAGCGCATCCGGAAACTTTGCCGCCGTGCCGACCGCTCCAAAGGCAAAGATTGTTGTCAGTGCGTCAAATAACTTTGTTGTCGCTTTCAACACCAACGACGCGACTTATTCCGCCTCGCCGGATCGCTGGTGGTGCTGCGCGCAGGGCGACCAAACCAACTGGACGCCCAGCGTCACCACATCGGCGACAACGGGCCGCCTGGTAGCTGTAGAGGGCGCGATTGAAGCCGCGATGACGCTGGGCAACGACATTGTGGCTTACAAGCGCCGTGCGATGTTTGTGGGCCGCTTCGCGGCCGCCCCAGTGGTGTGGGAGTGGACCTTGATCCCGGCTGGCGAGGCTGGGGCAGTCGGGCAGGAGGCGGTTTGCGACATTGGCGGCGCGCACTTCTTTGTGAGTGACGACAACTTTTGGTTGTTTGACGGCACGCGGCCTATTCCCATTGGTGACGGTGAGGTTCGGCAATGGTTCCTGAACAACTCTAGCCCGACCTATCGCTACCGGACGAAGGCGATCTACGAAAAGCAGAACAACCTGGTGCGGGTGTTTTACCCGTCACTGTCTTCTACCGGCGCGTGTGACGCAACCCTTGTTTATCACGTCCTGAAAAAACAGTGGGGTCGCCATGACCTGACGATTCAGGCGCCGCTGAACTACATCGCACCGGGCGCGACGATTGACGGCCTGGACGCCTATTCCGCCACGATTGACGGTTTGCCGGATGTGCCGTTTGACTCGCAATTCTGGCTGGCGGGCGGGCGGCAGGCGGCTTATTTCAATACCTCGCACCAACTGGTTTCACTGACCGGCGCAACCGGGCCGTCCAGCTTCACGACCGGCGACATGGGCGACGATGACGCGGTGACGGTGATTGACCGCTTCCGCGTGCGCTTTGAATCGTCGCCGACTACCGCGACGGCGACGGGTTATTACAAGTTCAACGAGGGTGATGCGCTGGCGACCGGACCGAGCAGCACCATCAATGACGGCAAGTTTGACATCCGCCAGTCTGGACGCTTCCACCGGGTCAAGGTGGAAATGACCGGTGACCACAAGGAATACGCCTACGCAGGCAAACCAAAAGTGGTGGGCGGGCGATGAGACTCCCGGCAAATCCCGTCCTGCCGCAGAACCCGGACACGGAATATGCGCGCCAGCTGAACCGGGCGCTGACCGACTACACGCGACTAGTGAGCCAAAAGGTCAATCAGTTGGCTGATGGCCGCTTTGTTGGGCGCGACCTGGTGGCCGCATCGGTCCCGACAACAGGCATGTATGCCAAGGGCGATTTTGTCGCCAACAGCGCACCGGCTGAGCTTGGCTCGGCATCAAGCAAATACGTGATTTTCGGGTGGATGTGCATTACTGCAGGCGAACCCGGCACCTTTGTGCAATGCAGATTTTTGACAGGAAACTAAATGGCAACCAACAACCCTTATTTGCAGCCCGCAATAGACGCGGCTCAAGGCGACATTGTTCGCAATTACAACCTGTCCACGCAGCCTGCCTACAACTCTGCGATGGTGCGCAGTGGTTCGTTCGGCAATTCCGGCGTGCAGCAGCTCAATGAAAACGCGCAATTGAACTTGCAGAAGTCGCTGGGTGACGTGTCCAGCAATATGCGCAACAACGATTATCAATTCAACAACCAGTTCAACCGCTCGCTGTTCAATGACGCCTACAGCCAAAACCAGCAGAACCTGCAGACCGGCATCGGCTTGCTGGACCGGATGCAGGCTTATGACAGCACTGCTACCGGCAACGCTACCACGCAGCAAAACACGCCCCTGAACTACTGGCAGCAATTCAGCCAGGGCGCCAACAGCATCGGGCAGGGCTACGGCACCAGCACTGGATCGCAGGCGGGTGGCGGGTCTAACCCGTGGGTGTCTGCCTTGGGCGGCGCACAGCTTGGCTCGTCGGTGGCGAAGGGCATGGGATGGGGCGGCGGTTGGTCGCCTAGTACCAGCAGCGGCAGCTCTGATTGGGCCAGCGGCTCCGGGTCTTACAGCGGTTACAACCAGCCCGACTACGGAGGCTATTTCTGATGACTGCCACAAGAATAGTTCACCACTTCGGCGCGCATACCTACATCAAGGAAACGCACATAGACGCGGGGACCATCCTGCCAAAACACAAACACAGCTTTGACCATTTATCGGTCCTTGTTAGCGGCTCTGTGCTGCTGACTGTTGACGATGAATCCCGTGCAATTACCGGGTACACAACTTTGAAAATTGAGGCTGGCAAGGCCCACACAGTATCTGCGTTAACTGACGTGATATGGCTGTGTATCCACGCTACCGAGGAAACAGACCCTGAAAAGGTCGATCACGTTTTGATTAAGGAGCATTGATATGCCATGGATTGGACCTGCAATTGGGCTCGTTGGTGGGCTTTTAAGTGATGGCGGCGATGAGGGGGGGCAACAGCAGCAGCAAACCGTGTCGAAAGACCCGTGGTCGTCTGCCGCCCCGTGGTTGCAGGAAAACATCAAGAGCGGGCAGGCGCTGCAGGGCCAATACGCCGCCAACCCGTTCAACGCTCAACAAGTGCAGGGCTATAACAACCAATATGGCAATGCCGACTACATGCGCAGCCTGACCAGCTCGGTACTGGGTCAATTGAACGGCTTCCAGCCATTCGATCGTGGCAACCAAGACGCACGCCCGCAGACCTTCCAGTTCCCGGCTCCGCAGAAAATCGCCGCACCGTCGCCTTACATGCAAGCGCCTATTCCTGCGCCAGTCGTGCAGCAAGCAGTTGCCGCTCCAGCGCCAACCCAAGCCGCACCGTCGCCTATGGATGCCGTACCCGCCGACTACAAAGCCGCCTATAGCGGCTGGCGCGACCTGATGCGGAGCCAGTATGGCGTAACCGACCCAAGTCAACTCAGTTACGACTACTACAGAACCTTCTATGGCGGCGGTCCAGCCAATCCGGAAAACGCCGGTCCCGGCGTAGGGGGTTACTGACATGGCCGGCCTACTCGACGCCCTCAACACCGATGAAGCCCGCCTGGGCTTGGGCCTGCTCGCTGCGGGTGGTTACTCGCCAACGCCCATGAGCTTCGGCCAGCGCATCCAATCCGCAATGCAGGGGCAGGACGCACAAAAACGCGGCGCGCTGCAAAACAAGCTGCTGCAGTCGCAGGTTGACGAGAACGCCAGCCAGGCGCAGCTTCGTCAGCAGCAATTGCTCATGGCGCAGAAAGAGCAGGAATTGGACGCGCAGTTTATGGGCGGCGGCTTGCTTGGCGCATCGCCTGCGGCTCCCGGCGCCATGCCTGGTGCTGCAGGCCCCGCCGCGCCCGGTGGTCAAGCGGCTCCTGCTGGCGGCTTCACGGCGCAACAAATCTCCCAGCAGTTCGGCATCCCTTACGAAGCGGTGGTGGCGGACTACAAATTCAACGGCGGCAAGAAAATCTCTGAATTGATTTCCGAGCGTACGAAGCCGAACTGGCAGAACGTCAATGGCAATCTGGTCAACACCAGCGCGCCAGGCTTCACGGGCGGGATGCAGGGCGGTATGGCCTCCAGTGCAGACGGCAAGGTCACCGCATGGCAGCCTGACGGGCAAGGCGGGCTTGTGGTGGGCGCTCCAAAGGGTGCGCTTGACACATTCCGGGCCTATCAGGGCGCATCTGCTGACTTCAAGCCTATCAGGGTGTTCAATCCTGCCACGCAGCGCGAGGAATTCACCTCCGAGGGCGCAGTGGTGCGTCCCGCTCCCGCGCTCAATCGTAGCGAGGCTGGTATGCGTGCTGACGCACAGGGCAACATGGGCGCCGACCCCGCAGGCATTCAGCGCGAAATCAAGGCCGTGCAGACCGACCTTGCGACCAAGCCACTTGATCCCGGCTCCCGCGCTCAACTGCAGGCGCATCTGGCCGACTTGCAGCAGGCCGCTAAGGTTACGCCAATGCCGTCCGGGAACATGGCGGCTGGGCCTTCTGCTGCGGAGGCGACCAAGGCCGCGACGGATAAAGAGTACGCCGTCAACGCCACCAAAGACATCGGCGAAACGCGCAAAACCATCATGAACGCCGGGTTTTCTGCGCCTTCGACCATTGCCAAATATCAGCAGCTCGGCAAGCTGTTGCAGGACGTAGACGGCGGAACCCTGACAGCCACCGGCACCAATATTGCCAGCGCTATGAACTCGCTTGGCTTCAAGATTGACAAAAATCTCTCCAATAAAGAGGCCGCTGCCGCGCTCGGTAACGAGATGGCGCTGGAACTGCGTAATCCAGCAAACGGCGCAGGCATGCCGGGGGCCATGTCGGACGCTGACCGTAACTACCTTGTCAGCATGATCCCGAATGCCAGCCAGTCCGCGCAAGGCCGCGCTCAATTGTTGGCGGCAAAGATTGCTGTCGAACAGCGAAAGGTGCAGACAGCTACCTTCGCCCGCAATTATGAGAAAAAGTACGGACGCCTGGACAACGGCTTTTTCGAGCAGATGTCCGCATGGTCTAACCAAAACCCACTGTTCAAGGGCAAATAATGGCTGGTTTTGACGCTGATGTTTTTGGGGCGCCCGCTGCATCTGGTGGATTTGACGCGGATGTGTTTTCTGCGCCGTCTTCAAAGCCGGCCGCCCCAGCGCAAGTCACAGCCGCGCCTAAAAAATCCGCACCTGTTGGCCTTCGTGGCGAAGGCTTCGACAAGGCTATGAGCTATAGCGGGCGCGATGCTGTTGGTGGTGCGGTTCGTGGCGCTGGCTCAGTCGGCTCAACCCTGCTCGCTCCGTTCGACTACGGCGAAGAAGCGCTCGGATCGGCAATGGGGATGCCCGCAAATGCTGTCCCAGCCAACACACAGAGGCGCAGGGACATAGACGCGGGGCTGACTTCTGCCATTGGCTCCAACCCAGAATCGACGCCCTACAAGACCACCAAACTGCTGGCCGAAATAGGCGGCAGTTCTGGGGCTGGCGGCTTGGTGTCAAACCTGATCGCAAAGATCCCCGGCGCAGCTACGGCAATACCCGGCTTGCTCGATGCCATCAGCACGGGCGGCATGTCTGCTAGCGGCTACACCGGGGCGGGTGGACTGGCGACACGCGTGGCTGGTGGCGCTGTTAACGGTGCTGTGACGGCGGGTATTGTCAATCCGCAGGATGCTCCGGAAGGGATGATGATTGGCGGTGGCTTCCCGGTTGCCACAAAGCTTGCTGGCGAGGTCGGCGGGGCTATCGGTGGCATCTTTGGATCAAAGGTTCCGCCTGTCAACCCAACAAAATTGCAGACTGCAAAAGAGTCCATGGATGCCGGTTATGTCATTCCGCCTAACATGATCAAGCCCACGTTTAAAAACAGCGTCATCGAGTCTATTTCCGGCAAGCAGGCAACCCAACAGTTCGCCTCCACCAAAAACACCGAAGTAACCGAAAAGCTGACGCGCCAAGCTCTCGGAATTGCTGACGACATTCCACTGACACGCGGCACGATGGACGATCTGCGCAAGACGGCCGGCAAGGCTTACGCGGATGTGTCTAGCTTGTCGCCTCAAGCTGCGACGGATCTGGAGGCGCTGAAAGTCGCCCGCAACGAGTCGCAAGGGTGGTTTAACGCTTACAACCGCTCAGCCAGCCCTGACGACTTGGTGAAGGCAAAAGCGGCCCGACAACTGTCTGACCAACTGGAAACAGCACTTGAAAACCACGCAAAGACGGCAGGAAAAGACGAACTGATCCCAGCCCTTCGCGCAGCTCGCAAGCAGATTGCCAAAACGTACACCGTTAGCCGCGCGCTCAACGACGCATCCGGTACGGTAGATGCCCGCGTGTTTGGGCGGCTTTATGAGAAGGGTAAGCCCCTGTCGGATGGTCTGGATACGGCGGGCCGGTTCGCCAGCGCATTCCCAAAAGCTGCAATGACGCCTCAGCAGGTAGGAAGCCCCGGGGCTCACAACCTCAAGGCCGGACTTGCCGCTGCAATGAGCGCAGCCGGTAGCGCGGGAGGGGTGGCAACGGGTATGGGTGGAGTCGCTACGGGCGGCCTTGGTTTGGCGCTTGGGGCGGTTCCGTTCGTGGCGCCTCCCATGGCCCGCTCAATCATGTTTTCCAAGGGTGCGCAGCAGGGATTGCTTAACCAGGGCGGCGGCCCGGGCTTGCTCAGCAACACGCTCGATGAAGCATTGCCACTGATGTACCGGACGAACCCCCTACTTGCGCAGGGACTTATCGGCCAGTGAACGCCTTCCAAAAGCGATAGCAAAAAGCCAGTACCGCAACGATTACAAGCTTCCAGATCATCCAGTCGGTAATTTCCATCGGCAAATTCTAAGCCGTAACTGCAAAACCACCAAACCGCCCCCGAGGCGGTTTTTTTACGTCCAAAAGAGGTAATAAATGCCAATTCCAACAGTTATCACCGACCTGTCTGCAACGGCTGCGTCCAACTACCCCGCAGGAAGCAATGCCCCCAGCGTGCTTGATGACGTGCAGCGCGCGCACGGCGGATTCATCCGTAATCTGCTTGATGCTACGCAATCGCAGGCTTATACGGCATTCACGACCGCAGGCACCAGCACAGCCTACACGCTGACGCCATCGCCAGCGATCACCGCCTATGCGGCCAATCAGTCGTTTTTTGTCAACTTCAACGCAGCCTCTGGTGCCGATCCAACGCTTGCAATTAGCGGGATTGCAACACCGCCGAACCTGGTTAAAGAAAACAGCGACGGCACTTACAGCAACATCGCAGCGAACGACATCCCCATCAACCACCGCAGCCGGGTAACGCTCATCAGCACCACACAGGCGCTGGTGGAGCGGTTGCCATCGATTCCCGGATATAGCAGCGGCAATCAGACCATTACAACAGGCGGCGCACTTACATTGGCGCACGGACTGACCAAAGAGCCAAGAATAGTAATCTTATGGCTGAAATGTCTGACCGCCGAGTATGGCTACTCCATCGGCGACAAGTTGCTGACCAACAGCGAACACAACAGGGTTGATGGCTCGCCCATCGGCACCAGCGTTATTGTCAACACCACAAACATCGTTATTCGGTATTCATCGAGTGCAACCTGTTTCTCAGCCGCAAACGCGACTACCGGCTCAGCAACAAACCTCACAAACGCAAACTGGGCTCTTGTCGTGGAGGCGTTCGCATGACGTACCACTTTCGGCAATCTCACTGCTCCCTGTAAAGCTAGAAGTTAACCAAAGGCCATCATGTTTTCATCGCACGTATTCATTCCTTTCGCTGTCGAAGCGGAGCCAGTTGTGTTCAACGGCAGGTTGATTGTTCTCTATTCGTCGCGGATTCCTGAAAAGACGAATCTGCTGAGTATTTGCGACTACTTCACGGGGGAATTAATTGCCGAGGTGCCAAATCACGGTCTTGGCCTTGGATGCGCCCTTGTCGTTGGTTCAACGCTGCATTTCTGGGGTACGGATCAAGTTTTGAGCAAAAGCATCAGGCATATGTCCACCACTGATCCGAACATGCTGGTCTGGACGACGCCCGATGATGCGTGGACCTCGACCTCGCAGGGGCAGTATTTGTTTAATACAAGTGTCTGTTATGACCCGTTGAACAACAGATACATCATGGCCTATGAAACGGACGAGCTTGGTACTCCGATGTTCAGTATTCGCTGGCATTCCTCCAGTAGCCCCAACGGACCATGGACTCCATACGGCGGAGTTTATGGAGCAGAAAGATACGTCGCGTGTCCGACCTTGAAGTTTTCGACGGCAAACAATTGCTGGTATATGTTTTATCTTGTGCACGAAGGCGGCCAATTCCGCACTCGCGTTGCCAAGGCATCGGACCCGGCTGCTACGTGGGTTGAATCAACCAGCTATATTCTGCTTCCAAAATTCCCGGATGACTTGATTAACGTATCCGACTTTGGTTTTGTTGAGTTCAACGGTGTGACTTACGCGCTCTACTCGGTTGGCGACCAGACAACCTCGATGGATGTGAAGCGCGTTTGGTGGACTCAAACACAAAACCAATTCCTGGCAGCGATTCCGTGACTATGATGTAGTCATGAAAATTGGACTATCCACCCTTGCGCTTCTTCTGTTGACATGGTTTCCGCTGTGGTGGTCAACCACACCCAGCATCGGTATTCGCGGCATTTACAAGCAAGACTCCGTCTACATGCGGGACGTGATGGAGTCTACCCCGATAGTCTTCAATTGGACGATGTACGCCATCATTCACAAACGGTCACCACGAGGAGCGCCACTGGTCAGTGAGGTGATTATTCAGGAGATTGGAGGCAAGCATATTGCAACCCTGCAACTGCCGGGACTGAGCCTGATTTCTGCTTTTGTTGACGGTGGCCGGGTGACCATCTTCGCCTCAGATTCTGAAAAGTCTGATCTTGTCGTGTCCCTGAGTTCCGCAGACCTGCGAAATTGGTCCAAGCCAGAAACAGTATTGCGTGCCGCTCCAGACCAGCAGATATTGAACACATCAGTTACTCGCGGGCCTGCTGGATTCGTGATGGCCTACGAGGTGCAGGAAAAGGGAGTGGTCGGGTTTACACCGCGCTTTGCGACTTCACCAGACATGAGAAACTGGACGCCAGTTGGCGAGCCGTTCGACCGGACAAGGTATGCGGCCTGCCCGACGCTGCGGCATATCGACGGCTGGTATTACATGCTGTACCTCACCATTCTGGACGAGGACAACGCAAAGAAAAGGTTCGTTACGGTTGCGGCGCGAAGCCGGGATTTGAAGGTCTGGCAGCACGCAACAAAGCCAGCATTTGAGCCGACCGGAGGCGAAGGAATAAACAACTCTGATGTTGACATGGTGCAGGCCCTTGGAGTTACCACATTCCTGTATGCAGATGGCGACCAGCAGGACCGCGTTGCATTGAAGCGCGCCGTCTACATTGGATCAGAGGGCGATTTTTTCAGGCAGTTTGAGTACGCCGACAAGCGGCTCTAAAAACAACAACCCCAACACCAACCCGCCGCGTGCGGGCTTTTTTACGCCCAACCGATAAGGACCATGCCCATGCACGAGCAAAACAACCCCGTACTAAAAGCGACCGTCGCATGGGGGGGCGTTGCCTTTTCCAAGTGGCTGGAGTCAGTAGGCATCACGTCATGGGGCGACTTCGCCGCGATGCTGGCCGCCATTTATTCGCTGTTCCTGATTCTGGACTGGTTGTACAAAAAATGGTCAAACCGCTGATTCTCGTTTTGCTACTGCTGACCGGCTGCGCAACGACAAAGCCGGATACCTGCGACGACTGCCTGACGCTGACAAAAGCAAATCTGGTGAAGGCCATGCAATCAGCTTGGAATGACGGCTACACCAAGGGCTGGGACAAGGGTGAGGACAGCGTTGCTTGCATGAGGTCGCTATGAAAACCGCGCACGACTGGTACGACATTTTGGTCCGTTGCCAAGTCAAGCCGACCGTGGCCGCCGTCTGGTCTGAGGTGTTTGCCGATGTAGTCAAGCCCGGGAGCTTCAGCCAGGGCGATGCGGAAATAGACGATTTTCTCGGGCAAGTTTTGCACGAATCCGCAGGGCTGACACGATTCAGCGAAAACCTGAACTACAGCGCTGACCGCTTATGCAAGGTTTGGCCCTCTCGCTTTCATACGCTGGCCGATGCGCGGCCTTATGAAAGAAACCCGGAGGCACTGGCAAACCGGGTGTACGGCGGGCGCATGGGCAACACCGACCCGGGCGACGGCTGGCGGTATCGCGGGCGCGGGCCGATTCAGCTTACCGGGAAAGACAACTACCGGATTGTGGGCGACCTCATGGGGCAGGACCTTATCGGGTTACCGGAACTCATGGAACAGCCGCGATACGCCCTTGAGGCAGCTATTGCATGGTGGGAGGACCGGATTCCTGATTCCATGCTTGGAGACACAGAAAAGGTTTCTCACAGGGTCAACGGCGGGCTTATTGGGCTTGCTGACCGCATCGAATTAACTCACGCGGCTGGTGCCGCACTCGCCTAAAGGACTGCTATGGACTGGCTTGCAACACTCAAATCAATCGCCCCGACCGTGGCGACTGCCTTTCTCGGACCGCTGGGCGGCATCGCTGTAAGCGCCGTGGGCGACCTCTTGGGCGTGTCAGACGCCACGCAGACAAAGATTGCCGATGCCATCAAGTCCGGGCAGATGACTCCTGAGCAGATCAGCGCCCTCAAAAAGCTGGAACTTGAGTACCAGAACAACGAAAAGGAGCGCGGCTTTCGCTACGCAGAGCTTGCCTTCAAGGACCGGGATTCAGCGCGGCACGCCAATGTCCAAGGCGGCACCCAGCGCTACCTTTTTTGGCTCAGCCTGGTTCTGCTGGCATTTACGCTTGGGTGTGAGGGGTACGTGTTGTTCAACGGGCTGCCGGCAGACACGCCGGATATTGTTGTCGGACGCGTGCTCGGATTGATGGATTCCGTTGCGCTCATGGTCATGGCCTACTGGTACGGCACCAGCAGCGGCAGCGCACAAAAGAGCGAACTGCTCGCACAGGCGCCCGCCAAATGATCACCGGATACGCCATCTGCCTTCTGGTCGGCATAGTGGCCGGCATCTGCATATCGGCCATGATTCGCGGCTGGTAATGAAATACCCCGACCAAGACGGCAGCGACGCCCGCCACCATCGACGGACCGAAAAACAGCAGCTTGACCGGCAAACGCGGGACATCAGAATGGCGCGGCGAATACTGCTTGAGCGCATCGCCGACGAACCGCCGCGTGATGATGATCTGCCGCCGCCTAGGGTGGATTAATAGCCGTCTTTCCGCAACTGCGTCCGGCCATTGCTGGCAGGGATAGGCAGAGGGCTAGGAGTAGGGCGGGGGTCATCATCTATAAGCTTCGACTTGGCGATCCCCGTCTTCATACGTCGCATGCCCACCACCGGCGCGGAACCCGGCCACTATTCCCAAATAGCCAAAATCAACGCCATCGTAAGTCGCATCCTCTATAGCCTGCTGCGTGCACTTGAAGCGCCTTGCCGCTTGGCGGACAGTGGGGTAGACGGAGCCACTGCCAGCCAACTCGTGGCGGCGGGTAAATTTCTCGGCATAGTTAAAAAGTTTCTGAGAATCAATACTCATCACTCACTCCTTAAAAACTTTGGAATTGTTCCGCAAATAAAACGACTGCCGCGCCAGTGTTGGTTTTGCGGTGCACGTAAAACCAATTATTGCGGAACACGTCTTGCCGCAAGTTGTTGATTTCATTGAATCCAGCGAGGGACTCATAATCCTTTGGTCCACAGTTCAAGTCTGTGACGCCCTACCATCCCACATAAAGCTTCCGGCGGAAGTGAGCGTATACAAACGCTGCGCCAAAACGGCGTCCAGTCGCCACTTCGTTGCCGTTCTTGCCGCGAAAGGGTAGAGCGATGAAATCACCTGAGCTGTTTCGATCTTTTCCTATTCGCCGAATGGGCGGATTCGATTTGATTGGGAGTCGTTCCAAATTGTTATCGGAGTTGTCTCAAGACGAACTAAAAGAGTTTGCCATACGTCTTGAGGCCGACGATTACACCTTTCAGCGTTACCACGGCGTTCCACAGCTTCGTGTTTGGGAGGCATTGGCGCTGCATCACTACCTGGACCCTGCGATGTTGGGGCTCAACAGGAAAGGCCGATTGGCCGAATTAAAGCGAGCGGCATACAAGCTGCTGCCTTCAAGCGTCCGGCTGCTGAACTTTGTTGCTTCGGTGCCGCCTCTGCTGCAAGACATTGATCAGGGAAAGCTGGTCTGCGTCAAAGCAACAGACGACCTTTTGCAAAGCTTCACAACGCCGGAGCGATTCAAGACCTACGTGGCGAACCAGCGACTTGGTGTTTATCCGCAGCGGGCATCTCCCCGGAAGAGTGAGGCATTCGATCCGGCGTCATTGCCGCCCGAACTCCGCGATATGTGGGAAGGCAGGGAGCTCTGGAAGACGATTGACCAAGGAGGAAAAGTTGTCCCAGGACGCCGTTCGACCGAGCCAGACTTAGTGCAATTTTTTGTTGGCCGGGACTATTCACTCCACCAAAGTGAAGTTTTAGCGTCAATTCTTCGGCCATCCTATGCCCGCCACATTGGACGTCCCCCTAAAGCGGGATGATAGTGGGTGCTATTTGCTTGGCAAGGACAAATACGAAAGGGTGAAACCCTTTCGTCCCTTCGGAGAAATAACTGTTGAACTTTTAATTTTCTCACCCCTGACGCAGCATGTGGCCTCACTTAGGCTTACATCCATGGCGAGCATCATGACGAAAAAAGAGGAGTCCGCAGACCTCTCTCTGTTACGCGAAGGTCAGATCCTTCAGTTGATCCCAGTGTCCCGATCAACCTTTAGACGGTGGATCAAGGCGGGGAAATTTCCCGCCGGCTTCAAGATAACAGAGAGAATCACCATGTGGCGTAGCTACGTTGTTTTCGATTGGATAAAAACCCAAAAAATTGGCGGGGGGTGCACCAATGAAATTGACCCGTGAGCAGCTCTACAAATGGGTATGGAATTATCCGGTGACGAGAGTTGCCGAGAAACTCGGAATCTCTGACTCCAGCTTGGCCAGAAAATGCAGAGCGCACAACGTGCCTACACCTGGTAGGGGTTACTGGCGGCGGGTAGAACAGGGCATACCTGTCCAGCGCCTGCCACTTCCGAATCCAGATCAAGGTTCTACCGAGGTATCCGTAAGAGTGAGCGAGGCGCGCGCGGCAGAGTTGGATCAATTGCTGCTGCCATTTGTCGAATCATTGATTGGTCAGACCGCGAAAGTCAATTCGAGTGACGGGCTGGATTTACCAGAAGCATTGGAAGTTTTTGAGGGCCACCAAGTCGCGCCTACACTCGATTTTGCTAGCGGTATTGCAAGTCCGCAGATTGGCTTGACCGAAGAGACATGCCAAGCCATGGCAGATCCCGCCGACATCATTGCGCTGGCGGCACTTCATGACAAAACCGAATTAGCGAGGCGCTTTATAGAGGCTGTGAGAGAGGCCAGCCATGATTGCGATGCAGCGACGAAGGCGGTGCTCATTTTATGGACCGATGCCGCCAGAGCTACCATCTTTGAATCTGATCCTACCACCTGTGTCCTCAAAGAGTGCCGATGTGTGGCGTCCGGGAGAGTCAATCCTGAATGGTGGATCACTATGCAGAAGGGAAAGCGCGAGCATCACTGACTCATGTGCTGCCAAATTGGAATGCTGGGCATTGGCAAGTATTCCGCAGATGACTTTAATTCCTGCTTTCTTTTGGTTCTAATACTGGCAGGGTCCGCATCTTGAGTCGAACACGCAGTTCCCCGACGTTCCATAATGTCACTCTGCCGATTCGAGTGGGCTGCGGTAGGTGACCTGATTTGCACCAACGCCAGACGGTTGCCGGCGAGATTGCGAAGAGGGCAGAGACAACGGGAAGCCTGACGCCCGCAGATGAAGGAAGACTATCAAAGTTCGCGAAGGCCGATCGATCGGTATCCCTCAT